CAAAGATGATCTTCATCGTTTTTCTTTTTCTTACTAGAGAAGAATGCTTTTTGTTTTGCTCCTTCACCTAATGGATCAGAGTTTTGTACGTTTGAACAGAGAAGTCCAGCAGTTCCATGAACTGTGACTTGATAGCTATTAAGTGCCATAATAAAAGTTTCCTTAACGGAGTGAAAGTGTAAATCCTTAACGGACTTTTTTATATTAAACATATATTATTTATATGTCAAATATATATTATATATGTTACAAAATGAGAATATTTGATATAATGAATTTGGCTGTGAGATTTAGCCTAAAGTAGATAGGTTACTTGGAAGGGGCTTATCTACTTTATAATTACTCTGGTGGACAACTTAAGCCCGTGAGTTGTCTACTCTTTTAATTTATGAGAGTGCGGTATAACTTGATTTGGAGGAATGTTATAAACAATATCTTCACAGGTAACAGCACTAGGAGTATTAGGCTTAAAGGTTACACCTAATCTCGCTTGAGCAGCACATTGTTCCAAACGATATAAACTGATCTCCATTTTGGTTTTCTTAATCAATAATTTTTGAGCTTCTATATTTACTGCTGTTGCTTCATGGCAAAGTGCTGGAGATTTCCCTAACGGTATGTTTAGTTGAGCCGAGATACCATAATTAAGATTAAAGTTATCTTTTTCAAATCTAGGAATTTCTGAATAATACTTTATCTCTCCAGTATCCTCATCATAAATAGGTGTTCTCGTAATAGATTCTTTGGGTCGTGCGAAAGACCAACTATCTGTTACATAGGGTGTAATTGTAAAGCTAGGAGAAGCACAAACTATGCCTTGACTCATTCTGTAAGATGGCATGGCTGATGGGGTTATCATCGTTGCATTATTATTTACAACACCTTGAGCATTTGAAGAGGGTGAAGCTACTGTTGTATTAGCCAAAACCCTTGCAGGGCAAAGAATTATAGCTACTGCCCAAATGTAGTTGTAGTTTCTGTGGTGCTGCTTGTATTTATTTGACGAGTTATGGTTGTGACTGTATCTAGCCCTGGAGTAATTAGCGTTTCTTGTAGGGAGAAAGCTGCTCCATTGTTTACAATTCCCCAACGAGGTATAGCTTCTAAGTTTGGTGAAGTCCAATGAAAGTCTACTCCTCCAACTGTTTGTTCATTCGTAGTCGTAGGAGTAGGGTTGATATATCCTGTTTCAGATTCGATATTATGTCCTGATGCTGAGTAGGAGTAGCCTGTACGATATTGATGGCTCGTGATCGTTTCATTTATTATTGATTCTGAAGTGCTTGAAGTTTGGCTCGAACCTGTACGGAACTGTGGAATCACGGGCACAGCAAGGGTTCTTACTGGTAATACTAATAAAACTAGCAGCCAAAGTCTAGTCAATCGTAATAGTAATTTTAGTAGATCCTATACAAGATGTACCTGACCCACCAGCAGTACAAGTATGAACTCCTGAACTTAATGAAGTAAGAGCAAGGTTTCCTGCTGTACCACCAGAAGCAACAGTTGTTGTTCCACCTAATACTGGTAATGCTGCTATACCACTAGAAGGGGTGACAGTAGATGGTGTAGCGTCACCCATTGTCACCGACTCAGTTTTTGAAAACGAAGATCCTGCTGTTGTGATACTTGTATCTGTTTGAATCATAGCTGGCACTCCATTACTAAGACTACCAACATTAATTCCACCAATTTTTCCTGATGTTGTGGTGTCTCCTACAGTAACAGATGGAGTAATATTGTTTCCGCTTAACGAGTAGGTTGTACCAACTTTTTGAGTAGTTACGAAGGGCATATCTACCGTAATTTGTGCAGAGGTTACAAACTCCTGTTTAATGTCTGCAAATGCAGCAGATGGTAGGAATAGAAGTAAAGCAAACAGTTTTTTCATTTGATACCTACTTTGTTTTTACTATTATCTACTATCTTAGGACCATTGTTGTTACCTGTGCCACTTTTCTTGTTTCCTACTGAGATCCCATAGCTACCGAGCACACCGCTAACTAAACCTGCCGTGAACGCTCCATCAATCCTTACCTTTCCCATGTATCCAAGAGTCATCATTGATAAACTCCAGGTCAAAATCAGAAATCGGATTGCGTGACCAAACAGATCACCCCACTCAATGCCTTCTTTTTCTTCTTTCTCTTCAGCCATAAAAGTAAAGATTCTTGTCTAATACTAGCATTTTAGCTATGTTTGGGAAGTAACACATATTTATTCCATGTATAAAATTTTAAAACCAATCTTAATGACCTTTTTAACAACAACTGCTGTTAAAAGATTGGTCGTAGATTTGTTAAAGTCAATCGCTAAACAAACTACAAATACTTTAGATGATCGTGCAGTTGAACTTTTAGAAAAACAACTATTTCCAATAAAATGAAAATTACAAAATTTCTTAACATCGACATAGAACCAGCACCTCCAGAAATGGAATTAGAAGTTGAAAAAGAATGTAGAGAAATTATGAAAGCTAATGATTTAGATAATATAAAAAGATATTGTACACATTTAGTCAGGAAAAAATTTGATCAAGATATTTTCATGGCTTCTATGCTTAATAGATTAATAGAGCTTGAAGCTAATGCTGTCGTAAAAGAATTGAGACAAAGAAAGCCTACAAATCCTATTGCAAAGTTTTTTCGTACTCACTAATCTCTTCATCTGTAAAATCTTTAATTAATAATTTATCTAATTTATCAATCTCATAATTATATTTAAGTATTGCGGTTCTTATGTGTTCTGTGACCCAACGACCTTCATCATAAACAACTTGAGCTTTTCCATTATCTTTAATAAAAACATAATGATCTTGACCCTTCATTTGTATTTCTATAAAGTTTTTTTCTAAATTTTTACGTCTTATTTCTTTAAGTTTGCGTAATTTAAGAATAGATTTTTTGACTGGTGTCATTTTTTATAGTCTAAGGGAGGAGGTGTAAGCCAGTAGCGTACACCATTTATTATTTTAAAGTGAATATTAAGGTTAGGATCTTTAACTAAATATCCATCTTTAGGTTTAGAAAGGCAACTCTTCATTTACTCCTGTGTTAATTTTCTGTGGATTAATGTTGCCAAATACTCCGTATGGTCCATCCATCGCTTTAGAGAAGATTTGTACACATTGAGTTTTAACTTTTTCTTTTTTGGCAAAGTCATATACTTCTCCTTCTTTTGCTTTTGTATTTACAAGGTTTTGTAAATGATCTATTAAATGAGTTACAGAGTCAACAGGAATTGTGAGACTCAAAACTTGTTGGCCTTCATTAAAACGATCATCGCCAATGTTCCATTTTATAGGAAGAGGTAGTGCTGGATTAAATTCCATAATTAATTAAAAAATTGAGTTAATAAAGTGTTGAAGAATGAATTAAAAGAAACTTTGTTTTGTTTACAATAATCTTTTATTTTAGTGGCAAGGGTGTCATTTGTTCTGACACTAAAGATGTTTTTGTTCCAATCTTTTTTACGTTGCTGTTTGCGGAGAAGAAGTTCATTCAATACTTGTTCTCTCGCGGTGTTAGCAGTTTCATCTGGTGTCATAAGCTTTCATCTATCTTAGAGATTTCAAGAGCTAAAAACTCACCATGTTCAGCAGTAGTAATATGTCTGGTAATTTTTGGATCTTTAATACTGAACTTTTTTCTGAAAGATTCGACTACGTCTTTCATCTTGAGTGGATTACTTTCATGAAGTGCCTGTAACTTTTCAAGGATTACTTCTTTTGCTTCCTTAGTAATAGGATCAGGAAGTTTATCTAAAACAGATGTAGGTTTTAGCTTCTCATTAGGTTTGGTACGAGTTTCAGCTACACCTGTTTTTGGTGGTGGTGTCTTTGTCAAAGAGTTACCATCATCATCATCGTTAGCCAATCCGTAGACAGAAAGTAATCCATATCTACGAGCATAAGTTTGAGCTTCTCCTTGAGCCTGATGAACATTTTTGACGTTTGGTGGAATTTTTGGAACAGGATACTTACTGATTAGAGGTTCATCACCAGAAGTATGCATTAATTTTGTAATGAGTATTGTAATAACCTCTCCTTCTGGAGTAATTACATAATCATTCAATTGTGTATGACAAAGACCAAACTCTGTAGCTGGTTGAATAGCTAACAATGCTTGAGCCAATGTAGTGTATTTGCTTTTGAAAAAAGGATTAGTTCCATCCTTTCCAGCAGCATGATGCTCTTTTTGAAAAGCATTAAGGGCTTCAACTAAAGTCGAAGGCTGTTTTGCGGCCATTAGTTTATTGTACTAAACTATTTAATTATATACCTTATGTAATGTTTACTGCAAGGCAGCTTGTAACAATGTGTTGAATTGTTCTGGGGTCAACACCATTCGCCATTGTCCTCCTCTGAACCTGACCATACTTGCAACAAAGTCTACACCTGCATTTTCTCTCTGCACTTCAACTTCTCTAGGTTTGACAAGGCAAGCTTTGTTTTTGTCAGCCCAATCACATACCTGTATTACGCAGTTTGGCACTCCATGAATATCTCCAACATCTCCAGGAATACCTGCACTGAGATTTCGTTGACATTCAAAACCAGTAACTTCTGTTAAAAGTTCTGCTGCTTCTCTTTCAGCTTTATCACCTTTTCTTTTGTTTGGATTAGTCATCCCTGCAACTCTCGAATACGTCTTTGAATATCATCAAATGCTACAACATACTCTTTGTCATTAATTTCAT